AGGCTTGGATAACTACTGTAAATGTACCTTCTGTGTAAGTGAATGAGAGTCCTTCGCTCTTTTCTGCTGTAAATTTAATTTTTGACATGATTATATCTCCTATTCTTCTGTTTTCTTAGCTTTCTTTGTGCGTTTTGGTTTTTCTTCTTTCACAGGGGCTTCTTCCTCTTTAGCCTTAGCAGGCTTCTTAGTGGTTTCTCCTGTGATAAGTTTTGTGAGCTTAGCCCATGTAGGGTTCTTAATCTTGTTAGGAATTTCAATTCCCGGCTTGCGTGTAACCTTGGTAGTCAAGATAGGATTACCTGCTACCTGAGCAATGAATACCTCCTCAAACGATTTCTTACCATTCTCAAAGGTCTTCTTGTTTTCCTTCTGTGTATGTGCAATGATACGAGCAGAAGCTTGTAGGTAGCTACGGATAGCTGGTGACAAGTTAGGGCAAATTACCTTAGGAACATCTTCCCCTTCATCTTCCTCAACGTTAATGCTCATTTCCTGTGCAATCACAAGTACATTTTTACCATCATAGCTCATACCGACCAGCTGGTCAACAAGGCTCTTAAGTAATGGAGAAGCTTCCCCATAGTGCTGGATTTGCATTTTATCCACTTTGTACTTTTCCATAATGTGCTTATAGCAAAGCTCTTGGACATTTGTAAAGTGGTCAACAGCAATGCTGTCATAGTCACCTGTCTTAGCGATTGCAAATGCTTCAAGAACATCTTCCCAGTTGTAGCACTCAGCTACATCATAGCGCTCATCAGGGTTCACAGAGGCTAATCCACGGTCAGTATCAATGATAAGTGTCTTGCCCGGAAGTGAGTTAATCACATGGCTCTTCCCACTCGAAGGCCGGCCGTAAAGAATTGTCAGCTGGTGAAGTTTCACCTTTGTCAATGATTTTAGTTTCATTGCAATATCTCCTTTTGTTTTAGTTCTAATATAGTGTATCACAGGGGATTGAGTAAGTCAATACCTTTTTGCTAAATTTTTACAAAAAATTCATCATTTTTTACATAAAATTGTAAAATGGTACTTGAACCATATTCTCTTAGGTTACTTCTTCCCCAATCATAGTTAATGTGTCCTGTGTTATTAATGATAAATTCAGGCGTGTATCCGTCTTTCTTATAGACATATATCTTATTACGCCCTTTGTTATACCTGTAGAAAGCCCTGAGGGTGAGCCTTGTTCCAAAAGCCATTTCAGTATCACGGAACTTCACCCACGGTAACTTCCTATTTACCCGTCGAGCCATATCCACCTCTATTCTCATTACCTAAGTGTTTTACTGGTAAGAAAATGAGGTCAGGCTGATTTCTAAAGATACGGAACTGACACACACGCTGACCAGCTTCAAGCTTCCCATCACGTGTGGCATAGAACATAGCTCCCCAAGTATCATCATCACCGTTGTAGTCATTGTCAATGATACCCACAGAGTTAGTCAGTAACAGCCCTGTGTTCTTAAAGGTACTTGAGCGTGGATATACATGGGCTTCAAAGCCCACAGGTAGCTCCATTGCTACCCCAAAATCAACCTTGACAGTATCTCCAGCTTTATATTCAATATCCTGAGGGACATACATGTCTACACAGTCTCCATTGACTGCTTGTGTCCCAAAGGAGTATTTTGTGTCCTTATATCGCACACGGATTAGAGACTCCTTAGGATAGCCACTGTACTTACCAATGTCACAGAAGAACATTAACAGCATTACTAGGAATATTATCCCAATAATAATGTATTCCATTATTGTCCCTCCTTGTTATCCACATACTTAGCCTTCAAGGAAGCAATCAGCTCATCTAGGCTCTTATTCACCTTGTTGTTAGCCTCAAGGGCTTCATCTAGCTTCTTACCGTAGTTCTCTGTGGCTTTTGTAATCTTAGTCACACGTGCTTCTGTGTCTTTCTTTAGCTTAGCAAATTCAGCTTTAGTAGCACGAAGTTCTACTCCGTTGAGTACAATTCCAATAGCCAATACTACGCTTACGATAGCTCCAAGGTGTTTCTTAATAAATGTCATATTCTTCTCCAATCAATTTGTTAATCAGGGTAATCATGTTATCAATACCCAATAGGTAACTTTCTGCCTCAGTTGTGAGTACAGAATTAGCAATAATCAAATACTGAGGATAGGTCATAGCCTTATAATCCTCAAACTCAGGGAACTTTACATAGGACACAGAGTAAAATACTCTATCAGCCTCTTCCCTAGCTTTGTGCAGGAACACAAGAGCTTTCTCAAGGTCATGTTTCCCATTCTTATCCTTATAGCGCCATACATATTTTACAGCTGAGGCGATAAGAGGGTTTAGCCCATAATGTAGCCAGAAGTCCCAGCACTCCATTTTATTGCCTTTCTGTGTATAACGCTGAGGATTTCTAATTTCCTCCATCTTTAGCCTCCTGAACCGCTGAACGAAGCTCTAGGTCTTCTTCCTGCTGGTCTTTTCTTCCTTCAAAGTAAGCTTTCTTAGCTAAGTCAGCTCCATCATCTTTTGTGATATAGCTCTGCTCAACCTCCTCAATAGGCATTGTGTGCTCTTGAATATGGTATGAGTAAGCTAGTGCCCCAATTATAAAGCCTAGGGCTACGGCAAACAAGTATTTCCACATATCAATCCCTCAATAAAATCGCAATAACTCCTAGCGAAAACACAACAAGCCCTAATCCTACAAAGAGTAGTTGTAGTGGTGTCTTCACATAAATCAGCAGTAAGAGTATCCCTGAGCCAACTATGAGTGTACAAGCTAAGATTAACAATACTCCCATGATACCTGTAAGAAGTTCTCTCCACATATCAATCTTCCTCCAAAAAGTTCTCAGCTACAAAAGTGTCAAAGTCCTCTGTGACAATTCCCTGCCATACCTTAAACAGCTCATCATAAATGTCAGGCATGTAGTCTCCATACTTATACATTTTGAACTCAGGATTTTGCTCAATCATTCGTACAAGCATGCAGAACTGTTCAAAGAACTCATCGCACAGAGCCTCACGGTAAGGCATATCAATAGCAAGGTACTTGTAGGCTCTACCTACCAGCTTCTCCTTAGGATTGATACACTCAAACACAAAGTTTCGTACATTGTAGCCTAGCTTAGTCATTACATACATATACATGTTAGCCTGTAATGATAGTACCATTTTATCCTGAGCAGGCTTTGTGCTGTATGTCTTATAGTCAACCAAGGTCACAGAGCCGTCTTCATTAGTCCGAACTGCGTCCACATAGCCAATAAACCCTACCTCTGTGCCAAGACCAACTTCCTCTGAAATGTCGAGAGTAATCTCTTTTTCAACCTCAGTAGTCTTGAATAACCCTTCAAATCCGAAGTGTTCAAAGTAGCGCTCAGAGGCTCTAATCCCTCCGTCAATACTTTCCTGTGCAAAGTCTACAACAGAGGCTTGCTTTAGTGCTTCCTTGCTATCTGTGCCTGTAGCTACAAGCTCCATGACACGGTGCATGACTGTTCCTCTATCCATATACACAGTGTTGATTTTGCCTTCTTTTGGCTTATATTTTGCAATATACTTGCACCAATGTTTCCATGGATTTTCTAGGTAAGTGTTTACCCGTGAAATACTGTATTTATTCATGATACTCCTTTAGCGTAATATGCTGTGGATAAATTATCCATTCTAGTTACATTCCTCATAGTACGGGGCTTGAATACCGACATACTATAAGGGTCTTCCTCTGAGTTTACAAAGCCTATCTTGAGCTTATCCATATCAACTACAATGACATTTCTCATAAACTCAGGCTTTTCAAGCAGTTCCTCAAATGAGCTAGGAATAGGTCCTTTAAACCTTACTAGTTTATAGTAATCCTCGTCCATAATATCAAATAGGAACTCCTTGTGCTCTTCATTGAGCTCTAATACCTCATAACTTACACCATAACTGTCAAGCGTTTTCTTGAACTCTCGAACCTGTGCCATCACATTTATTCGGGTATTTCTTATGGCTGAATAATAAGGGTTCATCACAATTTCAACTACCAAACAACTCCTCCTGTGCCACAATCAACATGATTATGTGGTTTCTTGTAGTAATCTTTTTCACAGGGATAGTCTTGTCAAGTAGCTTAAAATCCTTTGTGTGCTGTGTTGTAAAGCCATCAAATCGGTAACAGTAAGGCACTACAGTATCATCATTCCGATAGTAGGCAATCTCACACTGAGCATAAGGACTCATTAAATCAAGAATATCTCCTATTGCCATTGTTACTTTCCTTCCTGTTCCAGTTGGTCTGTAAGACAGGCTGAGCACGGTGTCACAGGGAAGCCTAGGAACATTGCCAGCACCTTATTCATGGCTCTGGATTGCTCAATAAACCCATACTTAGCCTTAAGGTTAGATAGGTCTACCTGCCATACCTCAAAGGAGGTGATAACAGCTGTGAACATGTGCTTTAGAAGACACCACATATCAGGGTTACCTTCCTCATTAGCCTGTTCCTTTAACAGCTTCATTGCCTTACGTCTATTATCTGTAGTTTCCTTCAAGAGAAGCTCAGTCTCTCTCAGAGCTTCGTCTACTTTCATAATCTCATCTTGGTCTTCCTTAGCGTTATCTGCATACCAGAATGAGAGCTTATCCTCATATTTCCTTACAAGGATATTCATGTGGTACTCAGAGGCACAGAGGTTCATGATATTTGTAATCAGGTCTTCTGTGATACCTACTGAGCTATCTTTGTTTACTGTCATTTAAGTCCAAGCTCCTTCATAAAGTTTTCTACATCTTTATCATCTTCGTCATAATCGTCTTCATCTGGGTCAATTACATCAACATCTTTCACAGGAGCTTCTACTCCGAACAGCTCTTTCTGTAGTATTTCTTTGTATTCTGAGAGCTTGCGCTCATATTCCTGTGCATTAGGTGTGACACGCTCTGAGTATTCGCGTAAAGCGTCAGCGATTACCTCGTTACGCTTAATCCCTAAATACCCTGAGATAGTCAGTAAGTTGTCTGAAAGCTCCTTAGGAAGCTCAATTTGCATTTTGATACTTGTCTTAGGCATTAAAGTACCACCTCCTCAATTTCCTTTTTATCACCATAGTAGATTTTATAGTTCAGGGTTGTCTCCCTAATCATACACTCAAACATACAGGTATGTGAGATATATCTTACAAGGATATTATCCCCTACGTCTACTGAGAATTTTAGTGAGACATAGTTCTTAGGTAAGGCATGTTTGAGGTTAAATACCTCCATGGCTGACCAATATCGTCCAAGATTATCTCCTAGCTCCTTCTTGATATACCCTGTGCCTTTAACCCAGTTATCCATGTAGTAGGTATCCTTGTCTGTGACTAATACGTACTTGGGGTTAAATTCCTTCTGCTTTTCACAGTAGCCCTCAGGGTCTAGTAAGAAAGCCTTTCGATTTTGTTTCTTAATATCACGGTATTCTTGCTCTGTGTAGCAGTTCTTATCCCAAATTATCATGCTTGAACTCCTTTAGAGCCTTGTTTACCTCTGCTAGGGACACACCAAGCTTTTCCTCTAATAATTGATTAAGAGTTTCTTCTTGAGATACCTTATCTGCCAGCTTAAGTGAGTATTTCACAGCGTTGGTTACATTCTGTGAGATAGGGTAAATATCAGAGTTCCCATTTAGGACAGCTTTCATTACCTCTTTATTAGTGAAAACATCAGTAACCTTACGCACAGAGAAGGT